AAACTTTTATAGATGATAAAAGTATTAAAGATTTAGAAACAACATTGTCTAATCTTAATTCAAAAAGTTGTAATTATGAAAAGTTTAAATTATATTGTATTGAAAAGAATAAAATAAATAATCGACTTTATACTCATTATGAAAAATCATTTTTTAGAAAATTTAAATTAAATGCTTTTACAAACACACAAAAAAGTGAAAGTAAGATGATTAAAAATTTTGAAAATAAATATGGTAAGCCTAATAAAACTATTTTAGTAGTTGGTGATTATGATAAAGGTGATAATAATATGAAAGGAAAAGAACCAACAATATGTAAAAAGTTTAGAAGAATATTTAGAAATGCGGGTTATAAAACATATTTGGTAAATGAATTTAGAACATCAAAACTTTGTAATTGTTGTAATGAAGAAATAGAAAAGTTTTTAGAAAAGCCAAGTAAAAAACCAAAAAGAAAAGGCGAAACAGACTTATATCATGGAATATTGAGATGTCAATCTATTAAGCATAAAAGCGAAATATTCCATAACAGAGATAAAAACGCTGTGCAAAATATGTTAAAAATAGTAAAATCTATATTTAACACTGGAAAAAGACCAGAAGTATTTTGTCGTAGTGGTTAAGACTTCATACACATTTCACGATGTGTTATAACCAAATTTTTACATTTTTGTTTATTTTTTTGTCGTTAATTCGGCGTTTTAAATGTGCAAAGGTGTAAAAGTGAAAGTAATTTATTTACAGAATATTATAAATATAAATTACATCATATTGATATAAATTATGTTGGAAGATGGGAAAATCCAGCTGAAAATCATAAAATAATAATATTAGATCTGTATGGAACAGATGGCAAACCATGGCAATTAGAACATATAAATATATTATTACAATATAAGGATGTTAGATATTGGATAATGAAATATATTGAATATTATGAAAAAAGTTTTAGATATAAATGTAAAGTAAAAGCAATACATAATATTTATAATAGCTATATTAAACACATTAAAAATATATAATTTTAGCTTTTTACACTACATTATATTTATAAGATGCAAAAGGTCTTATTAATACCATTAGAACACATGGTAATCATAGATTATATGATGGAGGTGGAGAAAGTAGGACTTTCTCTTGCGCCATTATATTTCTATTTCTATTTCCTTCTTATTACGATAAGTTTGTCTTAGCTGATTTGCTTTAACTCGCAACAGCTCTTTATATTTCTCTTCACCCATTTCTTCTCGTTTCTTCATATTATAATTATTCGCACGTTCTCTAGAAGCTAGTTTTTCAGAAGTATCATCGTGGCATATAAGATTATTGGTAGTACGCCATCCGTTTGTTGTTACATTTTCTTTAGTTAAAACAGTTGCGAATTTATAAGTCTCATTCAGATAATCTACAAATCGATTTAATTCAGATTGTAAGTCATAAGAATTAATCCTTGTTTTGTATTGATGTTTCTTATGATCAATCTTCTTACAAAATTGAATATAATCAGTACCATTTACGTTACATATTGAAAAATTATTTGGCATATCTGGTTTAGTGTCGTTTTGTATCTGTTCAGGTTCCTTAATAATATTCTTATATTTTTCTGGAATATGTTGAATGGTATAATTAGGGATTTTTAATTCTGGATATTTAGTATTTACATTTTCTATAAATTTATTTAATTCAGATTGAATATTATTTGATTTTAATTTATATTTTAAATTCTTTCTAACTTTATCAACTGATTTGTTAAATTCAAAATTATGATTACAAGATTTATCTTTAAAAATAGATATATTATTAGGTAGGTCTAATTCGTTTAGTTGTTCACTCTTTGGTGCTTCACTTTTTGTCGGTTCACTTTTCGGTATTTCACTTTTTGGCGCTTCACTTTTCGGTGCTATTACATCATTAGTTTGAATATTTTTTTTCATCTTATTATTATATTTTCTATTTTTATCTTTAATATAATTTTTATATTCCGTTTCAGTTAATTCATTTTTAATAATATTATAATATCTATTTGCACGTTCTGTTGATTTTTTATAGATTGCATTAATAATTTTATCTGTATCAACAAGATGCATATATCTCTGTATTGCCCATCTATTATACCAATCCTTAAATAATTCTTGAGCTGTATTAAATTTATAATTATTTAATTTATTAACAGTACCGCATAAATATTGTTTTGAATCTGGTCTTGTGAAACCAAAATAAATCCCTTTTGGATTACTTGCTATAATATCTTCTTTATTTAAACCCAATAATTGAATAGTACGGGTTATAACATCCATTTTCTTATAAGATGATGTATTAATACTATGAACTGAATTTAAATATTTTCTGCATATTGACGTTATTTCAGGTGGAATCCAAAAAATAGAATTACCTTTTGTATTTCCAATATATTTTATTTCTTTTAATCTATCATATTGTATTGATTTACCATACAAACCAGTAGTTACAATTCCAAGCAAGTCCTGGTTAAATTTAGTTTTAAATTTTTCAATAACTTCTTGGCTAAATGCTAATTTAGCTAGTAATTTACCACCGTTAAAATTAAAACCAAATGGTTGTATACTGACACACGTTGAAAGATTCATAATATGATTTATTTTTTTATTCTTTATTTTCTCATCTTGTGACCATCCAATAAAATTATCACGTTCCATCATATGTAAAATGTCTGAACTTAAACTCATAATACCAATATATTTATTTGTATGTTTATCTTTTACAAGAATACATATAATACGTCCCATAAAGTTATCTGGTTTATATGTTCGTAAGGAAGATACAGTCCACCTATAATAATTCCATATATCTCGTTGTTCTATCGTTTCAACAAATTCTAATTCAATATGTACTTTTTCTAAATCATAAATATCTCCATACCATTTTCTATATTCATAAAAATCTTTAGAATGTAGAAAACTTGGATTAGTTCTTTTAATTCCTTCCTTATTATCACTATATTTATTGAAAAATTTAATAATATCATCTTCTATTTTATTAGTTCCATTTATATATTGAGTTATTTTCATACATTTGTTAATAAAATCATCTTTTGAATAATTCAATTTCATAATATTACATGTAGTACAACAAGCAACACAATTTTCATTATTATATCCATCATAAGAATCTATTCTATCAATACCACCTGCGGGTTTTGTATGACAATATTTACATTTTTTATTAATCAATACAGTGTACTCTTCTTTTGATAAAATGAAAGCTTTATTTCTTCTCTCAGCATCGTATCGATAATTACTATAAGTTCTGGTTTTTGGTGTTATAAATAGAGAATGGTCTGTATTACCATCGTATAATTTTTTTTTAGTTACAATATGTTCACAAATTTTTATAAAATCATCCTGGGTATGGCTATTTTTCATTAGATTACATTGTTCACAACATGGTACACAATTTGATTTTATATAACCTTTCATACTATCAATTCTATCGATACCACATACCATATCAGTATCATTATCTCCACAATAATGGCAATTTAATTGAATCATTTTTGATATTTCATCGTCTGATAGTTCCATATTAATATCTCTTTTTTTTGCACCACTTTTAATATCATAAATTTTATTTTTAACTTTATCACGAGGATTCCTAACCTTATTACTATCTAATGATTTATTATAACATTCAATGCATTTATTTGTATTTTCGTTATATGTTTTATTACAAACAACTACATTACATACAGTACATTGTTTAGTTTCAGTATTTAATTTATTATATTCAATAGCAGTACTCTTTTTTTTATCACGATTATTCTTATCATTTACACGGTCTTTTTCTCTACAATTTAGACATTTTTTATATCCAACTGTTTCATTGAAACACCCACGTACCCAATTTGTACAAATTACTTTTCCTTCTTGTATTAATTTATCAAGTTTATCTTTATTTGATAATTTATTTTCCTCCATTATAATATATAATGTATTATATTTTTAAGTGGATTTATCAATTTTTTAGCCAACTTTTTATGTATGCGATAATAAGTACGGAAATAAAATATTAATAAATATTTATTAATATTTTGCGATGTAGAATAGTATATAAAATATACAACAATTTAATTTGAATAAGCTGTGCCGGCCATTCCTGACATAACTCTGAGGACATTGTAGTTAACAGTGTAGATGTTGAGTAATGAGTTGGATGAAGCACCGAGGTAGTTGGCGGCATAACCAGCGGCGGCGGCATTGCGAACACCAAGGTCAACTTGTAAAGTAGCGTTATCGATACGAGAAAAGTTGCAAGTGCCGGTGGGTTGGTGGTCTTCGGCCTTGAGGGCAAAGCTGTAGACATTGACACCATCAGCTGGGGTGTTGCTAAAGTGTTGGTATGGTTGGACATAGTTAAAGTAAGCACCATCTAAAGCTTGGAAGCGGTGGCCGTTTAATTGGATCTTGGCGTTGTAAACGGGGTTGTCAGAGCCATCAACAAAGTTGCCATAGTTGAAGGCATCAACAACTGAAACAGCAACAGCGTTTAAAACAACAAGACCGGAAGCAGAGGCACCAGCTGATAATTGAGCAAGAGTTTGGGATAAATCTTCCATGGTTAATTCATTGCGTAAAACAACTGAGTTGGCTAAGGCAGCTTCAACAGCAGCGGCGGATGAAGCACCAGCACCAAGGGTTAAGAGAGTAGCTGGGACAGCATCAACGTTAACGACGACATTTCTAACATCAAACTTGGCAAGTAAAGCGGCTGAGACACCAGCAGTAGCAGTGTTGACAGTGTCAACAACATTTAAGGCAGCGGCAGCGTTGACGCAGTTAGCAGGGGTGATGGTGACGCTATTAGCACCAACAACGACAGCAGAAGTTACTAAGTTGAGGACCTTAGCAAGACGGTCAGCAGCAGCTTTCCAAGAGCCAGCTTGAGAAGCATGAGCAGCCCAAGAGTTACGGGATTGGTAACGGTCTAAATGAGGAACCCATACTAAGTATTTGCTGGGGTGGTTAAAGTTGAGACGGTACTTGTTGTTGACTGAGGTTAATGATTCAGAACCAGTGAATTGAAGTTGTTCGATCAAGTACTCGTGAGAGGCTTGGGCAAATCTCTTGCGTTCTTCAGAATCGAGGTAGACATAGTCAATTAATAAGTAGCAGTCCTTCATTTGTTGGGCAGCTGGGGCAGAGCCGACCCAGTTGGTAACGTTGGCAAAACTGTTTAATTGGACAGTAACACGGACATCGTGGTATTGTAAAGCAATTAAAGGTAAAGCAAGGCCATTGTTGCGGTTGAACCAGTATTGTAATGGGACGTATAATACTGATGCGGGTTTAGCATTAGTGCTGACATGGTTGAGTTCGGGGACATCGCCAATCATCTTGGCATAGCCGCGTTCTTGGCCAACCTTGTGGGATAATTCATACCATACATTGAGCCAGTCACCGTATTGTTCATCAATCTTGGAACCACCGATTTCGATCTTGGTTTCAGAGACTAAAGCGTGGCCGAGACGTCTAACATAACCCCAAGCATTGGCAGAGACAGCAGAAGCTGGGACGTCAACGACTAAGTACATGTTAGTAATAAGATCACCGTTGCGGTTGATGTTGCAAGTGACAGTGCGGCCAAAGTCAGCAGCACCATTCCAGGTTTGGGGAATGGGTTCTACTGAGAAATTAGTGTGTCTGCGGTAGACAACTTTGAAAACGTGATGTTACAAAACAAAATTATTACTAATCTTGTATTGCCTTGATTTCTCAAGCCCTAAGGTTTCCCTTAGGGACCAGACTATACCTTAAGCAAAAAATTAGTGTTACCTAACTTTTCACCCACAAACATCTAGTCGTTGAACTGCATTCATATTATAAATATATTGCGTACATTGGCACGGCGTGTATTGGCATGCCGTGCACTAGCACGTTATCTATAACTTAGAACTTGGCTGCTGATTGCCCATTTAAGTTTAAATTAAACTACATCTTCTAAATTTTTACTGCACAAAAAAGACAAGGTCTTTATTGTGAAGCCGTAAATAGAGATTTTATCTCTATTCTAGCTTTACCTAAGTTTTTATTCTTAGCCATTAGTTGTATTTCTACACTAACTTAGTATTAGAAGCTTTAGGGGTTTCCAGCAATTTGATTGTGTTGCTGATTAAAAAGCGTGCCTGTGCACGAATTATATCTTTCTAAACAACTAGTAACTGTATTTACAGAAGGGTGTAATTCTGTAAGTGAAATACTAAACGATTTTCCTTTGAATTTATTCACATAATTCAAAGCGTGTTACTTTTCAACTCTTTATTCAAAAGTGATTTGAGGGTTACCAGAAAGGTAAACATCTTGAGCGCCATAAGCGACGAGTTGCATTAAGCCACCACCCATATTAGATATATAACATACAATAGAAAATTATTTCTAAATTATTTTTATTAAAAACCCATTTTACGCATAAAAAATTATATTTCTTAAAATATTTTTTTTATATTATTTGCTTAAAATATTTTTTCTATATATTTTTTCTAATTATTATAAATTATTTATTATTTATAAATAGTTTTAAAGTTATCTTAATAGTTATTATTAATAAGCTGGATGTCAATGAGTACAGGTGGTAAAGGCACATCTAAATATAAGGAAAATAAACAAGCATTAACTAAAGAAACTAATACTTTAGATAACAAACATCGTGAGATGGTAAAGTATTTTTCTCAACAACGGAATGACAAACAAGCTATTCGCGATAAAATTAATCAAATAGAAAATGATATTATTAAGATGACTGATATGAATAAAAGAGCTGAATTATTAGATATAAAAGATAAATTAGAAACGGAATATAATTTAATTCTATCTAATTATGAAGAAATGGATTATTATGATAATGCTGGAGATCTTATTACTGATTATTACGAATTAAGAGATAAAAGTTCAGAAGATACAAAAGAAAAAAGAAATATAATAGAATTTCTATCAAATAAAAAAGATAAACAAGAACAATCTGACTTAAAATTATATAATCGAGCCAATTTATTTGAAAAATATTGTCAACGTGTTGATGGTATACGAATCAAACATGACGATGGTTCAAATCGAGTAAAATATTGTATTGAATGTAAAATAGAAAAAATATTAGATCTGGCGGAAAGTGCCTATATATGTCCTTTCTGTGGTGATAGTGAAATTATTATTTTAGATGAAGATAGACAAATTAAAGACTATTCACCTTACAGACGATTAAATCATTTCAGAGAATGGTTAAATCAATTCCAGGCTAAACAGAGCCCTGATATTCCTGAACAAGTTTTTATTGATATTGTGAGAGAACTTAATAAGAATCGTATTATCGATCTTTCTATTTTAAATAAGAAAAATATGAAAGCTATTTTAAAAAAATTAGGGTATAATATTTATTATGAACATGTAGCATATATAATAAATAAACTTAATAATTTACCTCCTCCAAAGATTACTCGGGATATGGAGAAACTATTTATTAGTATGTTTTTTCAGATTCAAGATCCTTGGGAACAGTATAAACAACCAGAACGTAAAAATTTCTTATCATACTCTTATGTATTAAATAAATTTTGCGAATTATTAGAACTCGACCATTTATTGGATTGCTTTCCATTGCATAAAGACCCAGATAAGATTATGGAGAATGACCAGATATGGGAGAAGATATGTAAACAATTAAATTGGGAGTATATAAGTAGTTTCAAGTGAAACTACTTATCTAGGCTGTGAAAAATCATAGATTTTTCCCACGTACATATCTTCATTTAAATGAAGCGTTCTTTTAAGTAAAAGAACTTATTTAGGATAGAAAAATCTATGATTTTTCCCACGTATATATCTTCATTCAAATGAAGCGTTCTTTTAAATGAGCCGTTTTAAATAAAAGAAGTTATCTAGATTGAAAAATATTTTTAAGTTCTAAATATTTTTGTTTATATTTAAGATATTTCTTTCTAAAGTTATATTTTGGTTCTTTCATTTTAAAATATTCAGCAATTATATTTTGCTTTGTATCATTATAAATATCATAGTCATGATCTCTTATTTTTAAAATCAATTGTAATAACTTTTTTTTATCTTCATTTTTTTTATCTTCATTTTTTTTATCTTCATTTTGTACACCCATTCCACCTGGAGGAGGTGGTGGAGGTGGTGGTGGTCCTCCTGCTGCTACTTTCCACTCTTTACGAAGCTGTTCAGTTGATTCTTGTTCTAATTCTCTTTCGAGTTGTTCACTACTTGTAAAATATTTTTTTATTTCTCGAGTTATAAAAGCTACTAGCTTTGAAGAGTATGTAGGAGCGGGTGTTTGTTTATTTTTTAATTCTTTTAAATATAAATTATATATATTATTTATATTAAAGTTTGTTCTTTCTAATTCTGTAATAAGATTGTTTTCTAACGACATTGTATATATGTACTTATAAAAAAATTTAGACATTTTTAAGGAATATATGATATAGATATTAACTTTAATAAATAAAAATCTAATTTAACATAATAAATGAATCATATTATATACAATATATCGATAATAATATTAACAGTTGGTATTATTATGATGGTTGTTTATGTAACAAAGGCATCTAATAATAATTTTCTTACAACTGAACAAATGTTAATGCAACGAAGGGCTGGGCAATCAACTGCCTCTGAAGAAACTGTATATGATTACAAAGTATCAAAAGCATATAAGAAAATGTTTTCCGAACCATCTGTATTATTTGGTTATCAAACATTAGACCCTGAAAATATGCCTCAAAAATTATATGTTAAATAGTGCATATGGTGATTGTTAAACAATAACATCGGTTTTCTTAGTATTTGCGTGCACATGCACGTTTCTCATACTATCACTATTATTATATATAATAATTTTGATATCATTTTTTTTATCAGTTTCATAATTTTCATTATCCATCTTTTGTATAAATGTTTCTATTATATTTTGCATTTTTATTGTTATTTCATCCTTATATTGGTCAAAAAATTCCTGAATATTGTACGTGGGAAATTCTGAAAGAATTTCCCAACTTAGGTTGAGAGTTTCACTCTCAACGTACATACGTTCGCTTACTATTTCATTTAATAATTCTTCTTTCTTTACAACATCAAAATTATTTGTATCTGGATTAAATTTATATGCAATATTATTTTGTAAATTAGTAATAAGAATATTTTTGAATTGGGGGTACGTTCTAAATAAAAATCACAAATTTTTATTTGGAAGCCTAAGAATATGAAATAAAAATCTATGATTTTTTATTTCATATTGATACTTATGATTAAAATGTGTGTATTGGACTAGATAAGCTAATGACTGATATCCTTTCTCTAAAACTTTAATTTGTTCATTCTTTGTGAAGACATTACTTAGATTCTCTTTCCCTAGCTGAATAATAATATTATTATTAATAACCTTATTATCATTTAATGTATTGTTAATATTAAGTTGTTTGTTTATTTTATTAAGAGTTTTTGGATGGATTTTACAAGTTTTATTTAATAATTCTAATGTTTCTTTTTTAACATTATTAATTTGTTCTATAAAAAGTTCTTCCATTTCTTTTCGCTCTTTTTCATAATTAACAAACTTCTCTTTCAATAAGAGTAATTCAGTACTTTTACAATTTCTTTCATGTTTCCATTTACTTTGTTTATGTTTGAATATAGCTTCACAATTACTACATTTAATTATGTTTGGGATGACTTTCGGCTGACCATGTGAGTTAACTTGGCTGACTTTCGGCTGACCATGTGAGTTCACTTGGCTGACTTTCGACTGACCTTGGTTGACATTTTCCACTTTCATATTTCGATGAAATTTGTGATTGTGATTCCATAGTGATTGTCTAGACGCATAAATTATATTACATATATTACATATATATTTCTTCGGAGTGTACTCAAGTGTACTCATTATATATACTATTAATTATATAGTAATCTTTTATATATTTATTTTACTATATATAAATCGTACACTTTACAACGTACACTTCTCAGCGTACACTTGTACAAGGGAGAGAGAGATAGAATAAAAATACCATAAATTTTTTGTGTTCTAAATTTTCAGCAAACTTTTTAGATTTGAATTTTTTTACAAGATAAATATAAAATTGATACGCTGCAATATTCCAATTTAACTCATAAATTCGTTAAATATGAAAATTGATATAAAGATTACCCGTTATATAGAATTAATGTCAAAAACCGATTATTTAACTGAAGATACTCTCTTACCATCTGAACAAAAGTTTGTATGTCTTTCCTTCCTAACAGATAAGGAAAATAAAACTACCCTATCTGGTATTAAGGTTCGTGGTGTTTTTGCAACCTATGACCTTGCTTGTGAACATGCAAAGAAGGTTCAAGCAGTTGACCCATATTTTAATGTATTTGTTGGTGAATTGGGCAAATGGCTACCTTTTGATCCAAATCCCGAATCAGAGGCAGTCAAAGATTCCGAATATGCTAATGAAGAATTAAATAAGATGATGAAGGCTTATCTTGAGAATCAAGAAAAGGCAAAGATTTATCATGAACAAAGAAAAACAGAGATGGTTCGTAAGAATATTATGGATAATCTTACAACTCGTCAAGATAATTTAGCTGAATTAGAGAAAAAACACAAAAAAGCCAAAGATAATAGTGAACGTGAGAGTTTAGAATTTAGTATGAAATCTATTGAAGAACAGATTGCTAAGATGGAAGATAAGAAGAAGGACCTAGATATACAACTAGAAAGTTATAACAATCAAGTACAATCATTTGCACAGAAAGATTTTACAGGTCCTAAAATTATCAACACTGATAAAAAAGAATAAGATAATTTATTATTTAACTTTTTCAACCATAACCCTTAGATTATTTCGTTTTTTAACAATTAAATCAGCCGGATTGAATACTTCTAGTCTTCTATTCCAGTTCGAATCATAAGAATCTTGATGAAACTTATGAAATTTTCTACATCCAACTTTAAAAGGTGGTGCTTTTTTAGCCTTATACCAGAATACTTTATCTGTAATATTTTTACTATGAATACGATTATTAATAACCATCATACCATAATCTTCAGTAATATCGGTAAATACTTGTTGAAAAATATCAAATGTTGGAAACATACCAGCATAATGTTCATATAGACGTTTTCTATTAGAAATAGTATCTTCGGCTAATAAAAAAATATAATCAAAATTACTTCGCATTTCAGGAGGAATACCAACAGAATACTGCATAGTAAGAATAAAAGAGAGATGATGATGACGACCATTAAAGAATAATTCAAGAATATTAGGGTCTTTTAGCCATGTTCCCTTACTACTCATACAATCATCCATAATAAGCATAAGCGAATCATCTTTTGGTTTTTTCCCATCTTTAATTCTCATTTTATTATCTTCATTCATTTGAGCTTGTCTTTCATATATTCTACTCAGTATATCACTTCCATATTCTGAATATATATAACTATCAGGAATAAATTCAGAATAGAACGAGTTTAATTTTTCAGTTCTACTAATAGCAATAGCAGATGATATATTTCTTTTTTGGTACATAATTTCTTTTGTTAAGAAAGATTTACCAGTAGCACGTTTAGCAATCATAGCAATTGTACAATGGTCTACCATACTATGTATATCAAATTTTTTAATAGGTAGTTTTGTTGCTCCAAAACCGACTTGTTTTATTGACATTATATAATACTAGAAATTAAAAATTAGGGGGGCTAAGATCAATTTCTTGGTCAAAATCTGATAAACTATTTCTAGAAAAATTAACTCTATTATTACGACCAACATCAGATATAGTTTCTAATGTTTTTTTCATAGGTATAAACTCTTTTGGCATTTCAACCTCAATTGGCGACACTATTGTAATTTCATTTATATTATTAGTATGAATAAATTCTTTCATAGTAAATAATAATCCAATCATTGAAGCTACTAATATGGGAAATTTAAATTTTTCATATGGTGTATTTCTAACTCTATTATTACGTTTATCTTCCTTTGATTGTAACCAAAATATTATGAAAAAAGAAGAAACTCCAATTAGAATTTGTTTCATTATTAATTTCATTAAAATAATAAAGAAAATAATTAAATAAATTATTTATAACCAATATTTTTTTCTAGTTATAAATAATTATGGCAGATACTCTTCAAAACAATATACCAAAACTAGAAAAAATAACTAAATACATTTTAATGGGTTTAATCGTAATATTTTCTATACGATATATACCAAATATAAATTTAAAAAATGAAGAAATAATGATGATTGGCGCAATATCTTCAATCACATACGCAATATTAGATATGATAGCACCTACCATTAAAATCAAAGCAAATCCTAAAAATAATTCTGTAGTTGAAGCTAATATTAAAACATAATTAAGAAATATAGTTTTTACAGCGGGGACTATTTTAAATGACAAACTCAAATGAAATTTGAGTTTATTAATTCCTAACTTTGTTAGGAATTGACACGATTTATATCAAAAAAAATAATCTTAACACCCACTATAAAAATTTGGGTATATCAGCTAATGTTAATTTAGCTTCCATAAATAGTAAACTATCTATGAACCGTCGCGGAACGGGAATGAATTTAAATTGCCTCTACGTTTTCTCTTGTAAAACATAAAGGTCTTTTTCCTGATTTTTTTAGTTCTTTTACTATTGATATCATATTTTGAACTGCATTTTTATCTCTATTATGGTAGATTCCACATACTTGTTCATGTTCTTGCTCTCCATTTGGATTAACGTCTTGGTGACGTAGAAGACCATTCACTAATATGCCTTTATTCTTTTTTATATCTTGCGCTCGCGCTGGTTTATTTGACTTTCTAATTAAAAATTTATCTAATTCCTTATGACAACAATTACATAATTTAGATGTGCAATATTCATTGATTAAATATGATTCATACCCAGCATTCTTAAATATTCTTCTTATTCTCTTGCATATAATCGGTTCAACACCTTTCATATTATAGCTTCCTTTATCCCAATCACCCAAAACAAAAATAGTATTTTTAAATATATTGAATTGAAAACTTATAAAAATTACTTTAAATCATCATTAACTAAAACAAAAGAAGATATTAAAGAGATTAAGATGAAATATAGAAAGAAAGCGAAAGTTTATAAAGAATAATTTTAAATCGTGTCAATTCCTAACAAAGTTAGGAATTAATAAACTCAAATTTCATTTGAGTTTGTCATTTAAAATAGTCCCCGTTTTAAAATTGTAAGTATTTATTAAAGAATTTCTTCTTATCAAGGGAATCGTTTTTTGGAGCGACTGGTGCATTTTGTCCAGTTGCAGAATTGCTAAATATTTCTTGATAATTATTTTTATCCTTCTCTTGACTATAACTGATGCTAGTTTCCATATCAGAATCATTTACATTCAAATCTTTTGATAAAATATTCTTAAGTTTATCATCTAACGTTGCTTTTTGTTGAGGACCTTGTGGTTCTCTTTGTTGAAAATTTGTAGGCATCGGTGGTTTGACAGAACTCATCATAGCTGTATTTAATGGAGAACTATCTGACATTTCAATATTATGAGGGCTTTCAGTTCTATTTATTTTAACAGGTGAATTATTAATAATACCAAGTATTTTTGAGCCAATTGTTTTCTCTTCAGTATTAGTTTGTTTAGGTGATTCTTTAAAGATTAATTCTTTTGGAGGCGAATCAAGTGATTTTTCATTAGAGAGGTCTTTATGAATTAAATTTTTTAGATTTTTTTCTTCAACATCACTAATAACACGTTCAAATTGATTATTCATCTTATCTGGTTCCATAGATTCTCCTAAATAAATCTGTAAAATATGTTTAACAGGTAATAACTTACGGATTGCCTCTTTTATACAATCTTTAATAATATTCATACAATCACGTTGATTACGTTTAATTTCAATTGGAGGATAATTGTGATATAATAAATAAGGATTATTATATAATTCTCTTGCACATTCAATATATATTTTATGAATAAATTCTGTTGTTTTAATATCCTGATAAAATCCAGGATTAACCTTAGTTTGAACTTTACTTGTTGGATTATACATTAATACAATCAAGTTTGCTTTTAATGTTGCTTTTATTAGGTCATTAATCCATCCGTAACTATGGGATGAATTAATAATTCTATTAGTTTCCTCTTCTATCATTGTTTGATTCCATTTTGGAACGCGTTTAAGAAATGTTTGAAATCTCTTGAGAATATCATTTGTACCAGCTAATTGCATTGCTTCTCGATAAATTGATTGTAATCCTTCAAAGATAAAAGGAGTTATAATATTATTAAGATGAGTTGTATATTCATTTTTTGTTTCTACTAAAAAGTTTGACATTTATTATAAAAGATTAGATTTTTTTTATTTATTTACACAATGACGAGGCTGAATTACCACCACGATTAATTACTGGTTCAAGATCCTCTTTGGATACACACAAGCAACCACTACCAGAACCAAAATTGCAGGAATAATTAGAGCCAATGTATTTATTTAATTGGTCTTTTGGAATAGGGCCATTCATAGCATCACCAGGTATAGGCCATTGAGTAAATTTACAACATTGTTTAGAGCACATATTCATGTCTAATTTCTCTGAATCTTTTAATTTTTTATCCATTGCAATATTTTCTAATTTTTCTTTCACTCTAGTATGGATATCTTTATGCTTTTTATCTATATTTGGCATAATAAATGTAAAAAATAAATATGCTCCAATTATAACATATAATAACACTTTGTTATCACTATTCATATATATATATATTGTATCATAGAAAATTATATTTTATATATTAATTTTCTATTATAATATAATGAAAATAATAGATAAAATTAAAGAATATAATAGTAAACAAACTAAAGAAATAGCAAAAATTTTAAATCCAAAAGATAAATATAAAATTAAATTTATTAAAAAAGGAAAGACTAAACAAATGGCTGTATTAAAAGATAATATGCCTGTTATTATTGGAGATTATAATTTTTATGGTATTTATCAACCTGATACACATCTCTGGGTTTGGGCATCTTCTATTCCAGGTGTTGATAGAAAACACCTAAAAAATATTAGAAAAATAAAGAAATCAGACCATCTTTTTGAATCTAATAATGATATGAATTTTTATTATGCTCTATTAACTCAAGATGTCATCTTAATTGATGATGAAACAATGCTAGACAAATTAAATCATATGTTATTATATTTATCAGGTGATATGTTTTATTTTAATCCTGTAAATTCAGATGAAAATATACAATTTATTACATTAGCTCAAATAAATGAAAAATATAAATAAATTATAATACTACAGTACGTCGTATCTCTACTATATTACCATTTTCAGTCGTATATTTAAAATTATTACTATCAACTGTCTTAAATACTGCTTTAAAATCACCACCATCTGTATGAGGTACACAAATGTTTGGGTTCTCTGTCATAACATATTTAATAAGAGCATTTCGTTGGTGTTCTCGTGCTAATACATACGTGTTATTAATCTTAACTTCCACTATATAATAAAAAGTAGTTAATCTGTTAATAGTTGAAACATAACAAGGTAATGCTTGTAATATTACATATTTATTTCCACTAAACTCAAAATTATAAATATTATGATTATAATATATATTAGTAGGTTTCATATTAGTAGAAGTAATATGCCTCACGATATCATCATTAGCTACAATCCATTGTGAATCCCATGGTGATTTAATATAATAAGAAGTATTCATTAATAGATATATAAAATTAATTATTATATATCTAAATTTCAATATTTTATATATGCTAACTTTTTATTTGCTTTGTTATTCTTTTTTTATCTTTGGAAGCTAATGTATTAAATTCAGTTGTTTTATCTATTTTCAAACATAATTCAACTTCCTTTATAGTTATATCCTTATTATATCCATTTAATATTTTAATAAGTTCATCCTCTTTATTATTTTGTATAAGATGATTACAAATCTTATTTAACATTAATATTTCTACATTTGTTTTATTATTAACTATTTTTGATAAATTAATAATATTCTTACGATTTATATTTTTAAGGGATGTTTTATTTAAATCAGAACTAAACTTAATATTTTCAGGTTCAATTTTATAATTAGAATGATTATTTGTTTTTTTATTTATCCAATATGATGTATTAAGACAAGTATAGAATCCGTGAATATTTTGTAAATACCAATTTTGATCTGTATAAATACTAGTTTCTATATTATCTCCTCGTGATAATGAATCTGATATCTTAACTATATTTCCTATAATATTAGACCACTTGTCTTTTGTTTTATTTAATATTTTTTTTAGATAATTTTCGTGAATCATTAGTGGTAGTAATACTTTTTCAGATTCATATAATTTCATAATAGTATCATAATCAAGATAATTATTAAGTATTCTACCAGTAGAATCAAATAAACCAATATCTATATTTTTTTCTCTAGATTTATTAATAAATTCATTAATAATACTATCAGTAATATACCATTTATTATTATTACGCATCATATGATATGATAATTCCTGAAATATATTAATTAATCGCCTAATATCATTCTGCGATAAACATATTAATTTATTAATATATTTATCATTTTCCCAGACTATATTTTCTTTAGCCGATATTTTTTTTATTAATCCTATTAATTCTTCATTAGATGGACTATTAAAATTTATTTCCATACACCCTTTCTTAAGATCATTTAATAATTTTGAATGTTGGTTATTAGATATGAAAATAAGAGGAAAACTTTTATTTTTATTGTTCTCTTTATAAATATCCATAATATATTTTTTCTCGCTAGTTAATGTAATATTTTCTGTTTCATCAAATATTAATACTATTTTCTTACTTTTCATATCATTAAATTGAATTTTAGAATAAATAGAGTTAACAAAATTATAATAATCATAAAAATCATCTAAAATTCGGTGGTCTTTAATTTCATTAGGATTAATAATCCGAACAATATAGTTTAATTTTTCTAAAATTAATTTAATAGTTAATGTTTTACCAAGACCTTGATTACCAGAAATAATAATACCTTGAGATTTGTTTTGAGATAAATTCATTAACCATTCTTTAAATTTTTTAATTTGTTCAGTATTACCTATAATTTGATTTATATCTTGTGGTTTGTATTTATTAATCCATAATTCTGTATTCATAACCTTATTAATAAAAAGATTGATCATATCTTTAGATAAATTGATCATATCTTCAGATAATAGTTTATAAATTATAAAAATGTTTAAAAAATATAAATCTAAAAAAAATTTCTATAACAATATATATATACAAGTTATGGAAAGTTCAGATGCTATGAATAATCAAAGAAATCGTCCCAATCGTGATGGTTCAGTAGATGAAGAAGTACAAAGATTATTACGTAAATCAAATGGTATGATTAGTTCAAATGATTTTATGAAATTAAGACAAAAGTATGATGATGTTAATTTAGTTGAAAAGATTCAAAGAGCTTACTTAGAAAAACACCACCATATTAGCAAAAAGGCCAAAAAGTTTGCTCAATTAATTCGTGAAAAGTATTCAAACCAACAATACCCATTCCACGTTTTATTAGAAAAGGCTCGTTTATACAAACAAAAGTATAACTTATCAGAAGATGAATTCACTGAATTCCAACGTATCTATGAACAAGAATTAGTTGGCATCAGCAGCAATGAAGTCATGTTACCAATGACCAACATGATGAAGATGTTAGGTTCAGTATCAGTTGATTACCAAGGCTTTAACAATAAATTAAATGACAATGATTACAAATACTTACAAGAACTCTTAAAATTATTTGCTTCATCCAGACCCTTACACGCTCAAGTTGTTTTACAATCACTCCAATATCAAGATTGTTCTTTTGAAGCTATCTCTGGTCAATTCAAACCTGATTTTGGTCATAAACCCGGTGATTCTGTTCACCCAGTTATTGCCGCTCTTTTCTTCCCCAAAATTCCCCTCTTAGAAAAACACTTTTTACAATCCAATATTGCTGGTATTGTCAAGGCTCGTTACAGCGGTGAAAACTTAACCAACCAACCTGATTATGAATTATTCTATTCATTAACTAATGACCCCAATGATGTTGTTTGCGACAACCGTTCAACTGTCTTAGATTTATTGAACCGTGCTCAAGTACAACAACACTTATGGAACTCTGTCTTAAACTTACGTAATGGTCAATATTACAATGTATCATCTCGTGATTTTGTAGGTGCAGTTGATATGTGCAGACTTAATAAAAATGACAACCCTGATTTAATCTATGGTCGTTATGATGGTACTATCTTAAAGAGACTCCTTTCAACCTTCTCTTTTCGCCCTACTATTGTAGCTGCTGCACCAGTTTATAACCCATCTGTACTCAACCCATATCAACAAAATGTTCGTCCCGTTGTAACTGCTATCCCTATGTTTAATGTCAGATTACCATCTAACCAACAAGGTGAATTTGATTTATCTAGTATTATTAACATTCAACAACCTTTCTTAGAGAATGGTGCAATTATCACTCGAACAACTGAAATGATTTATTCAAGAGGTGTATTATTTTTCTTTGTTGATCGTCGTTCCAATATAATGAGATTTGAACAAGCTCCGATGTTTAACCTTAATAGATTACCACTTGCTATATCTGGTTTTGAACGTATTAATAATGCTAGTGTTAGTTGGACTCCTGAGATTACATGCCGTAATCAAACCTACAAATTACGTTCAGTTGTTACATCAGAAACAAATACCTTAAACACAAATGATAATTATGTTATTGGATCAGCAGCAATAATTAGAAAATTTGATAACCCTCAAGATCAACTTAACCCTTCTTGCTTTGCTTATAGTCCAATGAGACTTCTCACTGATGACGCAGGAAATAGAGGTCCTACTGTAGGAATAAGTGAAGACAATTTTGTTGAAATTGCCAAAGGTCGCGGTACTATCTTTATGTATCAATCAAATGAAGACATTAATACCTATCAAATTGGTTGGTAAATGCAATAATTTGAACATATTTATTTATATTATATGATTAAATATTATTTAATCATATGATAATATTATTTTCCAAATAAAATAGAAGAAGTAGATGCTAGAGTTCTATTATTTTTACTACTAACATTTTTTGGTAATTCTAAAATTTTTCTAGGATTTTCTATTTCTTTCAAATAATCTATTCTTTGATTTACATTAGTTATTATATTTGGTAATATTTCACTTACTACCATACAATTAAGATCTTTTATTTGTCCCATAATATTATAAGGTAAATGTTTTGCAAATTCTAAGAATACATATCTCATTACTATTATTAAACTTGCACTAGATTGAGGTGGGATTTTAATCTTACCATTGGTTTTCTTAAAAACACCTAATATTAATTGTTTATTTATTAATTCAATATTTTCATCTGAAAAAAATGTAGTTTCTAAATTTCCTTGTTCACATTCATTTATTCTAACCTGATTTTTTATCATTTCATTTCTCATAGCACTAGCTTTCATATTATCACAAAAATAAGCTGCTGGTAATTCGTGGAGGCCATACTTTGGTTTTTTATCCATTTATATAAGCTAGATATTTTTCTATTTTACAAAAGTTTTTACAAAGTATATGTTTCATATATATGATTATCATCATATTTAAATTGTTTAGTACTATCAGGTAATACTCTCTCACTTTCTGGATAACCAAATAATGAACTATTAAATACTTCTATTATCATATTATTATTATTATCATCTTTTGTAATAATGCGTTTCTTAAAATTATTGGTTCCATCTCCAAAATATACAACCCATTTATATTCTTGATTACGTGTTTCACATACCATTAATTTACCTTTATTAAAATTTGGTCTTGACATATTATTGATATTTTCTTTTTCTGATTTTAATAATAATGTACCTGCCCGATTATGAACAAAATCAATAAATAGGTCTGAAGAAAATATATCACTAATATTAATATTAATTGAATCTCTAATTTTCTTTATTAATTCAAGAGTATTTTCTGATATTTTTACATTATTTGATATAGCGGTTATAAAATTAGATGCAATCATAAAAGTTTTGAATTGTTCTAATATGTTATATTTGATACTTTTATTTTCAATAGGTCCATCTCGAAACATATTACTAAATATTTTATGGTCATATCTAGGTCTTTCTTCATCTGTTGGGTCTCCATATGAAGAATCAAATTGTAATATGTATCCATAATTTGGAATATAATAATCAACATTATTAATTCTATATATCCAACTACCCATTGCATTAGAATCTGAAAATATATCTTTAATGAAAAAGTTTCTATCTAATGAAATATTTGGTATAAATATTTCTTTCTCTTGTAATACTGAAAATATATAAACTAATTGAAACAATATAGACTTCCATACATCATCATTGTGATAACCTGTTGCAACCATTATTCTCTTTGTACCAAATGGTTCATAATCAGAGGAAGCCCATTTTATAATACTAGTTGTAGGAGCCTCAGTTAATAATATTAATGTTTTCTTACTATCAGCTGTTAAATTTGAAGGATTCTCAACAACATTATTTGAATTTACAGTTGCTCTTGGTCCTAAACCAGCTCCAGTTTCTATACCAAATGAATAATTTAATCTATTATTTATTCTATTTTCTCTTGTTACCATATCGTTAAAATTAATAGTAGAATTACTATTTAATTTTATTCTTTCTAATTTTTCCCAATCAATATTTGATTTTGTATCTATTTTATATAATATGGGGGCTATGAAATTAGGAGCTATTTTTTTACTTAAAAGTTCTGATTTTACCCAATAATAATAATCAATTTCTCTCCATACATCAAAATCATGTCTATTTATTGTTGGATTTATTGTATCTCCTTGTAAAGCACCGATACTTAATTTGTACATACGTACATTCATACCCATTGTATTCTTGGCAAGAGCTACCATTTTTGTTTTCTCATCTAATCTAATTGGATAAGCAGCACGATATAATATAAAATCTTTGGATAATTTAGCAATTGGATTACCGCGATTATAAGGATTCAAATCTAATACTTTAAGATAAGATAATAAGGAATTATCACCACCTGTTATATTCATTTCTTCACCATCAGTCTTATTAATTATAGTATTTCTTAAATAATTAATTAATTGTAAACGTTCATAAACTGTTAATGCAGTAAATGCCCTAGGATCTCCTGGTAACATATCTTCATTAATTCGATTGAGAGTTGTATAATTACCTAATGGATTTGCAAGAGTAACATTATAAACTTTTTGAATAGGAGGTTGATTTGCAATATTATTGTAGGGTAAAAGATTACTTATCATACCGTTAGTATTATCATATAATGGAACAAATGGTTGAGGAAATTGACTTTTAGGAGCTTGTTTTTGAGATGTATCATATATTTTCTGTTCTAATAAAACAGCAGGTTCTCTAATTGGATTCTCATCATAACGTTGTCTATTTATTTCACGTCTTTCGTTTGTTACAAATGGACTATATTTTTCACCCTTAAATGATGGAAGAGCGGGTTTACTATCATTAATATCTCTAACAGATATTGGATTTGGTTTTTCAAATTGAGGTTTATCAGGACGATTATCATTAAGGGTGTCATCAAAACGAGGTCTATCGCTACGAGTATTGTCAAAACGAGCGCTACGAGTATTGTCAAAACGAGGTCTATCGCTACGAGTATCGGGACGAGACTCTTGACTTTGTATTTCTGAATTATCACCACCTTTTTGTTTACGAATTATTCTATTTTTACTTAATCCTTCATCTATTCTAATAGTACGTGATAAAGTTATAGCTTTCTCATCTAACTTGGAATCATTACGTGAATTTGAAACTTTTTTCATTATATTAGTATTAGATATTATTTTATCCTGATTTCCTAATGTTGAAAAATTATCAGAATCCATATATGTTTCTATTCTACCAGTAAGATATATATGACTAGTAATATTTGATTCCGTATCAGTATTATTTTTAGATTGTTTATTTTTATATTCTTCGAAATATTTATCATATAATAAATCAACAGGACTAGTCATTTTAATATTTGGTTTAGTTTTGTTAAGTCCTCTATGTTTTTTGGGTATAACTCGCTCTAAAAAATCAAGAGTATCTTTATCGCATTTATTAGAATAAGATGACATTTTTGTTGTACCTTCTAACATATCGTTTAAAAATGTAAATAAATCATTTCCTTCTGTTTCTTTGCCATAATGTTTAGGAATAAATGAATATTCAAAGTTACTTATCTTGATATCAAATCCGGGATTTGGTACATAAAAAGTACCATTAATATCATTATATTCAGTATAAGTATTATAACCACCTTTCAAATATAAAATAATATTTTTTAATATAAGATTATTATGTTTGAAACCATTGTATTCATTCTGTATTGTTGCTAATGTATGAATTACTTGAAATAATAATGGTTTATATTTACAAGTGTTTTCTTTAAAATATTCTTCCATTGTTATGGTTCTAAAAAAATGCTCACGTACTTGTAAACAACAATCATCTAATATTATATTATTATTAATATATTGTTTAATTTTTTTATAACACTCATCTTCTTTAATATATTTTTCAATATCTTTCAAATTAACATCTATATTAACAATGGGTAGTAATATATGTCTTGTCTTGCGATTTAATACTAATGTACTTAATAGATATGAAAATAATGAATCACAATTTACAGGATTGTCAAGTTTATTAATATCTGTGGCTTTGCCAATATTATTATAAAAACTAACTTTAATGGTAACAGGTAAATTATTTGAATATTTTTTAAATATAATCTGATGCATATCTTCATTATATTCTATTAGTTTAAAACGACCTGAAAGTATATCTTCTTTCATACTATTATCACCAGCTTTAATTTTAATATCATCTATTCCTATTTGTCCTAATACTATTGGATTAACTGTATATTCTTCTACATTATTTAAATTATATAAATTATATAATATATTTATTCTCTTATCTAAATCATAATCTTCTGAAGATTTATAATCTTTTTTTTCCATTTATTATATATAATGATAAATTATATTTCCATTGTGTCAAAATGCATTTGAGTAGATATCATATTATTATCATTTGTAAATAATTCAATTAATCTAGAAATATAAGCTTCTATATGAATAATATGTCGTGTACCCTGACTTAATCTTTGTTCAAAGATAGAAGTTATATTAATAATTTTGTATTTTATTTCAATATTATTAATAACATTTAATAATTTAAGCATAATATTTCTTATTATTATTTGGGTCGATATATTAGTTATAAATAAGATATAATATTTTTCTCTTATTCTTTTAATTGTACTATATAATTTTTTATTATTTTTAATCGTATCATCTGTTATCATTTTGACTATTTCATCTATCACTTGCATCCAATTATCTTCATACATTATATTATATCGATACATTTCTAATAACCATAATGCATGATTAACCTTATTATCTGATTTATTTATAATCATATTAATCATGTCATAACTAATAGTAATATTTTCTTTTTCTGATATATATAGGATTGTTTCTAATATTTGTTCATTAGTTGGTAGAGGAACTCTTATCATTAAACATCGTGAACGCAATGGTTCTATAATTTTAGATAATTGATCACTAATTAATATGAATTTACATGTATTTGAATATTTTTCCATTGTTCTTCTTAATGATGCTTGGGCATAATAAGATAAATTATCTATTTTATTAATTACCACAATTTTAAACAGTTTCCTATTTTTTAATATATTTAATAATTCTGATTTTGCATAATCTTGAATAATTTCTTGAATCAAATATTTATCAAAACCATTTGAATTAGGTTCTATAATAATATGATGTTTTGATTGTTTTATCATTATTTTTGTTTTTGTATTTGAATATCCAGATACTGTATATTCAACATCCTTAATCTCAACACTTGCTTTTCCAAATATTTTCTCTAATAATTTATTTACCAAATATTCTTTTCCACTTCCACATGCACCATATACTATTAGATGTTGAAAATTAGCATAACGCCATGTACCATATTCTAATTCATTTATCACTCGTTTTAATTCAGTATTAGATAATTTCATTATATTATCCATATTTGAATATAATTGTGAGCGACTGTCAAATGTTTCTATAATCTTATTAATTATACCTTGATGGTATGTTATATAATTTGAATCATTATAATATTTATCTACTAAAAACATTACTAATATTAGTATGATAGCCTTTAAATAAAAAATTATTCGTACTAAACGAGTGGTATCATGAATAAATTTTTCCTACTTTAGGAGACTAGATGATGGTAATCATTTTATCTTATAAGTCAAAGCTTTTACTTTTCAAATCAACACTATAAACATACTAGTTGCAACCTAAAAAATACGCAACTACTCATAATATTATAACTAACATCAAAATATTTTATACTTTTTTACATATTGAAACTTTTTAACCTTTTATTAATCTTACTATGCTTAATTAATAAAAAAATTGAAATTTAAATTTTTTAATTGAGTTTACTTTGAAGCAATTATTAATTTTGAAGCAATAATGAATACACCCTTGAATTTTGAAACTCTTTCGGATGCGTCCCTTTTGGATGCGTCCCTTGGTCTTTTGGATGTTCATGCAGATTCGGATGTATCAATGGCGAGCAATTGCCAAACCCCCTTTACCACAGTAGTTGCCCATGGCTCTCATATATATTTTGCAGCAATTCCTGAAGTTCCTTCATCTTATGGTGATTTTCCTCCTGTAACTTTCAAAGAAATAGAAAAGCCAAATAAGCCTTCACCTTATATTTCTAAAGTACGTCTCTTACAAGTTCTACGCTCTTGTCCGTTAGATCATTTATGTTCTACAATTGAAGATTGTTGTAAGAAATTAAATATTGACTACAAATTTGGTAGCAATCAATTTTCCTATGATTGTTCTAGCTACTTTCATTTTAAAGTCTCAATTGGTAGCTACATTCATTCTAAAGTCACCTTTGGTTTGGAGATATTTGAATTACCAGATTCTCAGTATTGTTTATATTTACAAAATTATTCAGGTGATAGATTTGTCTACGGTAATCTCTTCAGAGAATTTAAACAACTATTAGTGAATCAAAAAGTAGTAGAACAAATCCCGGTCCCACAAAAACAGTTTTAAATGTTTACTATAAAAACATTTGTGATTCTTAGCATACTACTATCTCCGGATGGTATTTGGTTTGAATCAGAAGCAACTCATTCTTAGCATATTACTATCTCCGGATGGTATTTGGTTTGAATGAGCATTAAAATGTTAATAGTTGAAAAATTATTAAACGTTTTAGTGGCTTTGTTGGACTCTATTTTCTTGATTTGAAATGGAGTAACTCTACTTCATTTATTAAACAAAAAAATAAAAACAACCCGTTACTAACCTTTAAATTTTTAAAAGTTAAAAAATGTTCGATGGTTATCTATTGCGTGCATCGGCACGTTTTACGTTCATATCATGTTAAAATATCTAAGAGATAATTATATATAATGATATTATATGACTTGTTCGCCTAGCAAGCGAATGAAGAATGCTACTTAACAATTTGGCTAACTGTATTGACATTAGAGGCCTTTTCGCGGCAGTACAGATAAGTATTAAACCCTTTTAATTCAGTTTAAGAAACCAACATCTAATAACTTTAAAATATTTAAAGACTATCTTTGATTTATATCTTAAATGAAAATAAAACACCTTGCATTAAATTATGAAAGCTTACTTGAAAGTACAGTAACTGTATCTGGTTGGGTATTATCTAGTAGACTTCAAAAAGAATTAACTTTCATTAAACTTAATGATGGTTCTAATTCTATGGGTGTTCAACTGATTGTTATGAATTCACTAGTTGATTCAAATATTATGACAGGAACAAGTTTATCAGCAACAGGAAAATTAGTTCGTTCTCCAGCAAAAGAGCAGCTATTTGAAATAATGGTAGATACATTAGAATTATTTGGACTAGTTAATGAAACCTATCCATTATCAAAAGGGAAATTAACTTTAGAATATTTACGTCAATTTGCACATTTACGAACTAGAACTTCATCATTTGGTTCTATTTTTAGAATTAAATCAGCAATTAGTAATGCAACTCATAAATTTTTTGAGATGAAGGGTTTTCTTCATATTAATCCCAATATTGTTACTGTTAATGAGTGTGAAGGCGGTGCTGGTGTATTTCAAATAACTGAATATGATATGTCAGACTATTCAGTTTTGCCCACAATTGATAAAACAACTCTTCATAATTGGGATAAAGACCATTTTGGAAAACCAGCATATCTTACAGTAAGTTCACAACTTCAATTAGAAGCATTGGCTTGTTCTCTTGGTTCAGTCTATACAACTAATAAAAGCTTTCGTTCTGAACATTCAACTACAAATAAGCATTTATCTGAGTTTGAGCATCTTGAGATTGAAGATATTTTTATAGATGTATATGATTTAATGCAAATTGGAGAAGATTATATTAAGTATGTTGGTAATTATTTGTTAGAGAATAATATGGATGATATTAATAACTTGGGTAAGTTTGTTTCAAAGGGATTACTAGAACGAATTAATACAATAGTATGTGCTACATTTCACCGTGTTAAATATAATGATGCTATTGAAATCTTAAAGAATGCAACAACATTAACAAAACTAGTTGTATATGGAGAAGATTTATGTTCAGAATTTGAAAATTATTTGACTGACCATTTTAATGGTCCAGTATTTGTATCTCATTGGCCTCTTAATATTAAGAGCTTTTATATGAAAAAATCACCATCCCAAGGTTTATGTGAAAATTTTGATTTATTGATGCCTTATAAAGTTGGTGAATTAATTGGTGGTTCGATACGTGAAGATAACTATATTAATATTTTAGAAACAATGAAATTAAAAGGAGTATCGACAGACCCATTATCATTTTATTTAGATTTACGAAAATATGGTACAGTACCACATGGTGGTTTTGGTTTAGGGTTAGATAGAATGTGTATGATGTTTACTGGGATAGAAAATATTAAGGATGTTGTAGCATTTCCAGTTTATTTTAAGAATTGTGATTATTAAGAAAACAAATAAAAATATGTCATAAACTCATAATTTATAAAAATTGATACTATTATATATTATATTATAGATATAATATATATTAATGAATATTCGATTAAATGCATCTGATAATATTGTTGTTGCGTATCTTGAAAATTTATGGAAAACTAATAAACAGCAACCAGTTGAGCAACAAGTTGAACAACTAATTAAAGTTGAACTAACAGTTAATGAGCAACCAATTGAGCAACCAATTGAGCAACCAGTTGAGCAACTAATTAAACTTGAACTAACAGTTAATGAGCAACATGTTGAGCAACCAGTTGAGCAACCAATTAAACTTGAACTAACAGTTAATGAGCAACAAGTTGAGCAACTAATTAAAGTTGAACTAACAGTTAATGAGCAACAAGTTGAGCAACTAATTAAAGTTGAACTAACAGTTAATGAGCAACAAGTTGAGCAACAAGTTGAACTAACAGTTAATGTTAAAGCAATTCCTGATATCCCAACAAATAACAAAGAAGAATTTACAAAACATGTAAAAGAGAACTTGAAAGCTCTTCGTGATATTGGGTTTAAAGTATATCATAATATTTCTCTAGAGAAGGAAGTCAATTTAAATCCCGCTAATGTTAATAATAATGAGATTAATATAGTTTATGATTTTAAAGTTGCATCCCAGTTAACTAGAAAAATGTTAATGAAATATATTAGTAAATGTACTATTTTTCCAAAACATAAATCAGGAGATATTATGAAACCAGAGAATTTTAGATATTTAGTAAATCATCATAATACTATTAAGATTTTAGATAGATTGTGGTGTAATGAAGTATTAATTAAATGTGGTAATAATGTACCAGATATTAATATTTATAAGGCTACATTAATTAGAAATTTCTCACCTAATGTTATTAAAACGGCAATTATGAATACAATGTCAACTGAGAATGTCGTATTATTAGATATTATTCGAGCATTTGATTCATTGGAATGGGATACATTAGAGGAGTTACTATTAGCTAATCTTACAAGAAAAATTAATGTAAATGTTGCCAAAGAGTTTGTATCACAATATATGACAATTCTTAAAAACAGAGAACTTTATTACAATAATAAACGAGTTATAGTATCAAAGGGTATTTCAACTGGATTACCAAGTTCAAATCTTGTTTTTACATTAGCTTTTGAAGAAATTATTCATAGATGGTTAGTAACTACAAATTATAAAAATGATATTGATTTTAAATTAAATATATATGTGGATGATATTTATATGAAAATATTTCAATTGACTAAAACAACTGAAATTGTTACATCCCTAATTAGTTTCATAGAAACCTATGGTCTTTATATTAATAAAAATAAATCAAAGGCTGACAAAAAATTAGAATTAGAAATGCCCAAATTAAATAGTACTGATTATTATTTAGGAATTCCATTCACCCGTGATATTGAATTATATGGTGAATTATTATTAAAAGAATTTCAAATACGACATTCTCGAAAGCTAACGTGGAATGATATGTATTATATTTTAATGAATAAAAATTATACAGAAGATCAGTCAATAGTACTTGGATTTTTAAATTATAAATTAAGACCATTAATTGATTTTGATAATGAACAATTAGATAGAGAAATAATTACAACATTTATTAAAAATAATTATATGAAAAATAATTTGTGTAATAAAATTAATAATGTATTTGTTAATATATATAAATTTTTATTATCTGTAGTGATGGAAAGTTCTTATAATGTAATATCTGATTTATAATATTATTTAGTCAATAAAAATTGATTTTAATATAAATTATAATACAATAATTATATATTTTAGTTTATGCTGGTTAATAATAAAGGATATGTTGCAGAATATTGGATGTTCAACACTATTATTGATTGTGGTGAAATATCTAATAAACAAGATATTAATATAACTATTTCACAACGAGAACATGAAATGATGAATGAATATGAACCTTATCAAACTTTATCTGACAAGGAACATAAAAAATTGAATAAGTATCTGATGAATGATAATCATACTAATTTTAATGGAAATGAATATAATAAATTTAATTCAAATAATCGAAAGTGTAAAAATACAAAGCATCCAAAATCAGAAAGATATAATCGAAACAAAATTGAAAGCAATCGAATGTATACTAAGAAAGAACCCTATCAATATATCAATTTACAAAAAACAACTAACACGAATTGTAACAAAAGAGAAATGCAATACATGCCAAAGAACAGCCGAATATATGAATATGGAGGAACCCAGCGAGAAGTTATGTTGGATTCATTCACAAAGCCTACATTAGATAAAAATTATAATCCTAATTTTTTATAATTTTGTAAAAATTGAAAATGAATTAATTTATACTAAATAATTAATTTATAATGAAATCAAAAGAGTTTAAAACTAGTTTAAAAGATATACATAGTATATTTGTCGATTCAATCACTTTATTAGATGAGGAATTACAAAAACAAACCAAAAAGATAAAACAGGAACATTTAGAAGTTGTTATTAATGAAAAAATTAAACTACTATATGAAATTTGTTTGGGTGAAAATTTAGATTTCAATTTAATTAAAAATAAATATTTAAAATCTAAAGAAATTAGTATGATTTCATTAGAAGAAATTCCAAAAGAAAAACAAGTTGTAGAAGAAGAAGTAGTATTAAATAAAATTATATTTAATGAAATGGAATATTATTATGAAACATTTGGTAATAATATAGTGTATAATATGGAATCAAAACCCGTAGGAATATATAAGAATAATAAAATTATTTTTGATTAATATTAACAAGTTGTATAAATCGAAGTGTTGCTTTTTTAGACCATTTATATTTATTCATAAATTTATTTATATTTTCATCTGATAATTTCATACCTTTGAACATATCAATTGAATTTTTTAAATCTTCATATCCACCTAATAAAAGATTACCATTTGTATTATATTTTTTTAAATATAGTTGAGGATAAGTACTAATCATATTATTACTATAGATATTCATATCTTTACTAGTAATATTTACAATTTCATTTGTTATATTATGTTGATTTAATAATTCGTGAGCAGCTATAGAATATGAACAATTATCTAATAATATTGCTTTAATAAAATATTCACTCATTATAATATCATATATAAAAATTTATTTTAAAGATTATATTATAATTATATTTAATAATGACTGGAGGATTAATTCAATTAATAACAACAGGTATTCAAGATTCACCTCTTATAGGTAATCCAGAAGTTACATTTTTTAAAATAGTATATAAACAACATACAATGTTTTCATTATGTCAGAATGATAGATATTTGGGAACAATAGATTTTGGAAAAAATGCTATAAAAGTACTAGAAAAAAATGGGGATTTATTATATAATCAATATTTTAAGGTGGAAATACCATATTTTGATATTATACGAACTATATCAACAATAACAAAAACTGATTTAGGTTATAATATGAATGAATTAGATGTGACATATATGAATACTAATTGTATAGTATTATATCATAATAATAGTTGGTATATTGTACCAGAAAAATTATTTAATTTATCTCAATTTCAATCAAATATATCAAAATTGGATGGTGATTTATCATCATTAACATCTAATTTATTACCTGACTATATTACATTAACAGAATTAGGTTCTAATGTAAATTTATATCAGATTAAAGATAATGATATTTCACCATTAATAAGTGTGCTTCGTATTAATTCAAGTTTTTGGGAACAGTTATGGTTAAATAATATAGCAAATTCATCAGATTTTAAAATGATGAACCAAATGTTAACATTAAAAAGTGCATTTGGTCAATTATATTATTTATTGAAAAATCATATTTTTAATTTATATATGTTAAGAAATTTATTTGCATTAAATTCAAACTATATGTATTATCAATATCCATTAGTAGATAGCAATGGAAATAATATTTATGATGATTATGGAAATATTATACAACAAAATGAAGTAGAGCGTTATTATAATTATACGATACAAGGTGATAATATTATTAAATTAAATACATTATTTGATATTGATGCAACATATAAATATTGTAAACTTAATTTTTTAAATTTTAATGATTATCGAGAAAACTGTTTACCATATAATCCATTATTATTTAGTCTAATGTTCAAATTATTATTTGCAACACCAGATTTAAATTTTACTTTTTGGAAAAAATATGTAATAAGTACAAATAATACTGTTAATAAATCAATTATATTAAATGATACTCATTCTATAAATGAATGGAATGATAAAATAAATAAATATATTTATCAATTATTTAATTCAAATAATATTAATAATATGATTTTTGAAAAATTAAAATCAGTATATTTAATTGCTGAAGAAAAGATTACTAATATATTTATGAATTTAAATTTAGATAATCCCTCTAATATTTATACTAAATTGAAAACATTTCTTACTAGATATTATTTGATTCCCTATCAACAAATTAATTTTAATAATTACTACATGGCAACAAAATATGATTCTACCGATTTAATAACAATGTTTAATAATGATGAATATTATTATAATAATACGAATGAAATAAATAATTATTCAAATTTAATTACAAATATTAATAATTTAGATAGTAATGAAATGAATAATATGACTCCTGTAGATATGATTTATATTTATAACTTAATTACAATGGATATTATTAGTTTACTTTTTCAAAATAAGAATATTAATAAGAGTTTTAAAAGTATGATTATACTATGGCGAAATACAATAACTAATCGAACTTATAGAAAATTTTTAGATGAATACAAAACAGTTGTAACAAATAGTACAATGATATCAAAAAAAACAGATCGACAATTAATGTTATATTATTCTATTACACCATCTAATTTATTTACATTACAAGAATATAAAAATTCATATTATCAAATGTTTTATAAAAGTAGTTGGATAGGAAGATTAAATTTAGAAACTAATAATTTTCAAAAATTTATAGAATCCATTCATAAAGTTGAAATAAATAATTTATTTAATACAGATTTTAGCACATATACACAAAAAAATTTTTATAAACTCTCAATCTCGAATACTTATAATTATGTGTATAATGGCCCAATGACCAATCATTTTGATTTATATAATTATTATATATTTGATCCTATTATATATGATTCTATTAATAGTTATTTATATGTAAAATATGATAATTATTATGATATGAACAGTACTATTATATTAACTATTGGTAGTAATAATTATACTTATAATGCATTGACTCAAGAAATTAAAGTAAATGAATTAAATACTAATAGTATTTATTTGAAATTTGATCTTAGTAATAATATTGGTATAAGTGCTAATTTTGTAAATTTATCAGCCCCGCAAACTATTACATTAAATGTTACATATACAACTTATTTACCAGTTGTAACATTTTACAAAGATAGTATGATATATAATAACATTCAATCAAATCATTATAAATTATTAGATAAATTTAGTAATAATACTGTTAAATTATTAAATATAATAGATAGTAATAATATTAATATTGATACCCCAAAAAATATAAGTTTTAATAATTTGATGCTTACTATTAATTATATGGATACTAATAATATTATACCACCCATTATTAATACTAGTATGATTGTACCAACTATAGCAGTTAGTAGTAATATGGTAGATGCTGGAATGCATAGTTATGTTGTTACATATTTAACTTCATCTGGTGAATCTGAGATGTCTAATATTTTACATGTAAATGTTGGTTCTAATATGATTGTAGCAATTAACTATATGTTTACAGATAATATGAATGTATTTGGAATTAATATCTATAGAACTAAAGTAAGTGGAAGTTTTGATGCAAATACATTTTATTTTGTTGGTAAATTGACAATTGAAAATAATATTTACTATGATGATACATCTGATGCATTACTTGGTATTGATTATAATATTGACAATAATATTAAATTAATTACTCTACAAAATAAGAATACAAAATGTGTAAGAATTCCAATATATTTAGAAAAGAATAGTTCATCATATAGTATTCATAATATGGATGGTAGTAAATATTACTTACCTACAAATTATACTCCTATTAAAAATATATATATTGATGAAATTAAATTGAATGAAACCTTAGATGAATCTACATTTTATAATATAAATAGTTCTATTATATTTTGGGATCCTACATTATATTCATCAAATTATTTATATTATTTGGTAAATTGTTATAATATTAAAGATACTATTAAATTAGTTTTAGCATATAATGTAGTTAATATGAATAAAGTGGATTTAACATTAGTTACAAAAACATCTCCTTCTAATTTAACAGAAGGTACATATAAATATATGATTACTATATATAATTCTTCAACAACTGCAGAAACCTTGCCATCTCCATCTACTACAATTAAAATAAATACTGGTGATTATATTAAAATAACTAATTTTACTAAATATGACCCAGGTGATTATGATAGTTGGAATATTTATAGAACAAATGGAACATCTGATACATTTTATTATTTAAACACAGTTTTTGGTTTAGAAACAGATGTTTTAGACGGGAGTGAAAATTATTCTTTAAGCTCAATACCTTATCAACAACCTTATTTTAATATAACAAAACAAATATATAAAGGTAGTCTTATTAATCCATTGATACAACCTGAACTTATTGATCTAAATACACCTGGTAATATTATACCTGGTAATTATATGTATTTATATACATATTATAATAACAATGAAGAATCATTAAATAGTATTGCAAGTAATATTACAACAACTAGTTTAACACAAGTTAGCATTACTATACCTGAAGTTACAATTCCAAATGTGTTAGGTGTTAAAATATATAGAACAAAAGAATCAGGTCAGTTCTTCTATCAAGTAGCAAATATAACAAATATAACAAGTACTATTACATTTATTGATGATAATCCTGATTCTAATCTTAGTATATTAGTACCAAAAACATACAAAATATTAAAAGTACCTAATTATACATATATATTAGAAAAACCTACGATTCCTCTTACTTTAGAAACTGTAGGAACAGGAAATTTAACATCTGGTACTTATATGTATTTTTATACATATTTTACATCAAAATCATATCAAGATATTGAATCAGAAAAATCACCTATTACTAATGTTAATATTATAAATTCAATGGTAAGAATGTTTGTTCCAATATCTTCAAATAATGATGTTACTGGTAGACAAATATATAGAACTCTTGTTAATAGTAATGATTTCTTTCTCGTTGCTAGAATAGAAGATAATATTACTACATCATGGATTGATAATATATCTGATAGTATATTGAGTATATCATATATAGAAACACTTCAAAATATAGTACCCAATCTTAATTCTTTTATGAGTCATTCAACAGATGTTAATTATGCTAATTCTAAAAATATGTCAGATTTGAATGATTATATGTTTAATAAACCATTTATTATGTTATTAAATAATAGTAATACGAATCAATTTAGTAATTATGATACTTTAGTTAATTCATTTAATAAGGATATTGTATATTTTTACAATATAGAATTTAAAACAAATGAAACATCAGTAATAACCTTAAATAGTAGTAATGTAAATTATATGCTACCTATTTCAATGCAACAATATTTTATTAAAGAATCTAATGATAAATATTATACGATTGATAGTAATATAACTTTGAATGAACCAAGTCAAAGAACCTTTAATCCTGCATTTGATGAATTTAATTTAACACAAAATTTCTTATCTAATAATATTTATTTGTTTTATTATGATGAAATGATTGATAGTATGGTGTATATGATAGATAACATTTTATCTACTAATGCTGATTATAATAAAATAATTAATACAATGGAGAGTGCCAATAATTTGTATAATAATATTTTTACAACAATGTTTGATTATAATAATACAAATTTATATGGTTTAACATCACAACTTATATTAAATAGTATCGATTCAATTAATAATGTAATTAATATATCAAAAAATACGATAAATTATCCCATTATTAATTTTAATAGATCACTAGTAGCGCCTACTCCAATGCCTATACGAATTAGTAATCTTGATTTTCTACGTTATTCACATTATGCATTAAGATTAGTAGATGATGTTTTACCAAATGATTCAACCTTAGTTACATTTAAAAATAATATATTAAATGTATTATCACCTGTATATAATTATTATAGCTCATCTAAAAAAGTTGCAAATAATACATATATTTATTTTAATACAATTAGTAAATTATTTACTGATCAAATAACATATGTAAATAATAATATTGATTATTTAAATTTATCAAATCCTGATAATTATAATGATAAATATTTATCATATCCTGAAATTATTCAAGAAACTTATAATAAATTCAAAGATTATAGTGGTACGAATACTATCACTCTATTATGTCAAATATATGATTCTGGATTTTATAAGATAATATTAAATGATAAGACTCTTAATAATTTTTTATTAGATAGTAATAATATAATAACACCTGATTATACACAAAATATTCAATCTAATAATTATAATGATACTACGATAAATAATATAGATCGAAATTTATATCGTAATAATAAATTTAATTATTTGGGAATTA